CTTTATTCTTTCCCTGCAATGATGGCTGATAAAGAACTTTGGAAAGGTGTGGGTAAAGTAGGAAAGAAAGCTTTAAGATTTTTAGCATCTGATTGGGTTTGGCCAGAAATTGCGTTCGGTGCTGGAGAAGGTGTTAATCTTCTACAAAAAGGTGCTGAACCTAGTAGAGCTTGGAAAGAAGCTTTGGAAACGACTACTTTAGGTCTAGTAGATTTACAAGGAACTGAAAAAGCAATTGTCGATCAAGCTAGAAAATCAGGTTATAACGATGAAGCTGTTAAAAATCTTGAATTATTAATACAAAGTAAACAAATAGAAAAAGATATAAGAGGAGAGTATAAAAACTTAGAAGCGATAAAAGCAAATTTAGAAGGAGATAATCCTGATCTCAGATTAAATAATTGGGGAATGGTAGAGGCATCACAACAAAGATTAGAAAAATTAAAAAATGATTATGCTGGCGTTAAAGAACAATTTACAGGTGGAGAGGAAGTATATAAATTATTTGATGATGCTTCACAAGAATTAGCTCGAACAGAATGGAATAGAAGTTTAGAAGATAGAAAAACAAGATTAGATCCGTATGCAGGTGGACTTGGTAATGTGTTACAAAATAAATTATTTACTTTACATTATGAAGATAGAAAAGCAGAGCAAGAACGAATAAATGCAATGAGCCCTGAGGAATTAGAACTATTCAATATGGAAAGAGGGATTGGAGAAGAAAAAGTCCATCCTTTATATGGTGCTGGAATGTCTTATAAACAAATGGAACCATTTTATGAACAAATGGATTACATGTATAAAGCAGAAGGCGGCATAGCGGATATTAGAAGACCTAATGCCATTCCACCAGAATCAGGACCAACCCCTTATGGGTTGCCTTCAATGTTAAATCGTGTTAAGAAATGGTAGGAGTATAAATGGCAGATATAGATAAAGGACTCCCTAACGTTAAACTACCTGATGAACTTGTTGAAGAACAAGTTATAGATGAAGCTGATGTTGCAGAGGAGTTAGGAAAAAAACCAGTTGAAGTTACCGAAGAAGAAGATGGTGGCGCAACAATTGATTTTGATCCAAATGCAGTGCCAATGCCTGAACAAGGCGATCACTTTGCAAATCTTGCAGAATTATTACCCGATGATATTTTAGATCCAATCGCAAATCAATTACAAGCAGACTACAGAGAATACAAAGCGTCGCGTTCGGATTGGGAAAGATCTTACATCGTAGGTTTGGATCTGTTAGGATTTAAATATGAAAACCGAACGGAACCATTTCAAGGAGCTAGTGGGGCGACTCACCCGGTACTTGCGGAAGCGGTTACGCAGTTTCAAGCGCTCGCTTATAAAGAATTACTTCCGTCTGACGGACCAGTAAGAACTCAAGTCATGGGAGTGAGTAATCCTATGAAAGAGCAACAATCTCAGCGTGTTAAAGATTTCATGAACTATCAACTGATGGATAAAATGACGGAATACGAAGCTGAATTTGATCAGATGTTATTTTATTTACCCTTGTCAGGATCTACTTTTAAGAAGGTTTATTACGATGAACTTTTAGGAAGAGCAGTTTCAAAATTTGTTCCTGCAGATGATTTGGTGGTGCCTTATACGGCAACATCTTTGGAAGATGCAACTGCAGTAGTGCATGTTCTAAGGATTTCAGAAAACGACTTACGTAAACAACAAGTTTCAGGATTTTATTCTGATATAGAATTAAGTAAACCACAGGAGACTATTACAAATAAATTAGATCAAAAAGAAAGAGAACTTGAAGGGACTACTAAATCTCAACGAGTTGAACCTTTATATACAATATTAGAATTCCACATTAACCTTGATATAGAAGGTTTCGAAGATGTTGGCCAAGATGGAGAACCAACAGGAATAAAATTACCTTACGTCGTAACAATCGAGGAAGGTAGTATGAAAGTTCTTTCAATCAAAAGGAACTTCGCGCCCAATGATCCATTGAAAAATAAAATCCAATATTTCGTCCACTTCAAATTTCTGCCAGGACTAGGATTTTATGGCTTTGGACTCATTCATATGATTGGCGGTTTGAGCCGTACGGCAACGGCGGCTCTCCGTCAATTGTTAGACGCGGGTACATTATCTAACTTACCGGCAGGATTTAAACAAAGAGGTGTCAGAGTAAAAGATGATGCTGCCAATATACAACCAGGTGAATTTAAAGATGTAGATACACCAGGAGGAAATTTAAAAGATGCCTTTGTATTTTTACCATACAAAGAGCCATCTCAAACTTTATTGCAATTGATGGGAATTGTCGTTCAAGCAGGACAAAGATTCGCGTCCATTGCTGACATGCAGGTCGGTGACGGGAACCAATCAGCAGCTGTTGGGACGACCGTAGCCCTATTAGAGCGTGGCTCAAGGGTAATGTCAGCAATACATAAAAGGCTGTATGTTTCATTAAAAAAAGAATTCAAATTATTATCGAAAATATTCGCCTCATACTTACCGCCCGAATATCCATATGATGTTGTAGGTGGACAAAGAAATATTAAACAAACTGATTTTGATGACAGAGTAGATATTCTACCTGTTGCTGATCCGAATATATTTTCAATGTCTCAAAGAATTTCAATTGCTCAAACAGAATTACAATTAGCTCAGTCCAATCCTCAAATGCACAATTTATACATGTGTTATAGAAAAATGTATGAAGCATTAGGTATTAAGGATATTGATAGAATATTACCCCCTCCACCACCGAATCAACCCAAAGATCCAGCAATCGAGCATATTGATGCTTTAGGACAGAAACCTTTTCAAGCGTTTCCTGGTCAAGATCATAGAGCTCACGTAACTGCTCACTTATTTTTTATGGCTACTAACTTTGTTAGAAATAATCCAAGTATAACCGCGTCACTAGAGAAAAATGTATTAGAACACATTTCTCTGATGGCTCAGGAACAAGTTCAATTAGAATTCAAAGAAGAAATGCAAATGTTACCACAAATGCAACAACAAGCAGTTAACAACCCTCAAATGCAACAACAGTTTCAACAAATCTCTCAAAAGATAGAAGCTAGAAAAGCGGTATTGATTGCAGATATGACTGAAGAGTTTATGAAGGAAGAAAAATCAATCACTTCTCAATTCGACCATGATCCATTACTTAAATTAAAACAAAGAGAAGTGGATCTTAAAGCTATGGAAGAAGAGCGTAAGATAAAAGAGGATGAGGCTAGAATCAATTTGGATAAAACTAAATTTTTAAAAGGTCAGCAAATTGCTGAAGAAAAATTAGAACAAAATGAAGAATTAGCTCATTTAAGAGCAGATACATCAATTGAAAAATCGTTGATATCTGCTGATGTTAAACTGACTTCAGATAAAATGAAGGCTAGAGACGTGAAAACCTTGAAAGGTCCACGTAGTTAGTATATAAAAACATAGGAGAAAAATATGGCACATGAAAAACAAGCACCGTACAGAAAATCTGTAAAGATTAAAATTCCTTCGCAGAATTTAGTAAGAGATCCAAGAGCTAAAGGAAGCATTAGAGGATCATCAGCTAGAATTCCAACTGGTGATAAAGTAACTGTAAAAGGTACTGGAGCAGCTAGAAAACAAACAGCAACTTGGTTCTAATATGTGGTTCAGTGCAATTAAACTAGCGGTTTCCGCTGGCACGCACATATTTAAAAAGCGCCAGGAAACTAAGATGGCTATGGCTGATGCGCAATTTATGCACGCTCAGAAGATGGCCCGTGGGGAGGAAACTTACCAGGGCAAGCTTTTAGAAGCCCGGCAAAACGATTACAAGGACGAGATCGTCCTTGCGATTCTCACACTGCCCATAATCGTGCTCGCATGGGGGGTCTGGTCAGACGATCCGGCGGCGATGGAAAAGATAAACCTTTTCTTTGAGCATTTTAAAGCGCTTCCTTCATGGTTCACAAATTTGTGGATTTTAGTATGCGCGAGCATATTCGGTATTAAGGGAACACAGATTTTTAGAAACAATAAGGTAGACAAAAAATAATAAAAACAATATAAATATATAAGGAGAAAATTATGAGAAACGATTTTGGAACAAGACCCTATAAATCTAGATTCCCGTACAAAGCTGGCAGTAAGAAAAAGCAGGGCTATAAAGCTAGAGAAGATGAATCTTTAGGTATGAGAACTGGAAAAGAATCTACTAAGAAACAATCTATGAAAGCACGTAGAGACGAGTCTTATGGAAAATGGGGCAAACGTCCAGACCAAAAAATTAATAAGTAGGATTTATGGCAGTTTGGGGATTAGCACTTAGAGGAATTGGTAGAGCACTTAAAGCGGCGCGTAAAGGAATTAAAAAAACTAAAAATTTATCACCAGAGGGTTTAGACTATCCTGTAATTAAATCTGTTGATCCTAAAGTACATAAAACTAAAAAACCTCGAGTAGGAACCTTTAAATCATGGCCTTCGGAGGTCATTAGAACAACAACTAACATACTAAAAGGTAAAAAATAATGCCAGGAATAGAAATTAAAGGCAGAAGTAAAATTGCAAACTACCGTCATGGTGGAAGAATAGGATTAGGAAGAGGTAAAGGAGTAACTAAACGACAGGCAGCAGCAGCCGAGATATTTAAAGCCAAGGCCAAAAGCAAGGGTGGTGAAACAGACTTCGATTTTTCTGGTTATCCTCAGACAAGTAAATATAGAAAAGCTTTAACGAAACACGAAAAGGAATTTCCAAAACTTACTAAAGATATTGAATACAATCGTTCAAAATTTGTTAGGGGTTGGGAAGAAGGACCTAAAAAAGTTAAACCAAGCCCTCGACACACTCAAAAAAGAGCTGACGGTGGAAGAATTGGATTTAAAAAAGGTACCGATAAGAACTGGATTCAAAAAGCAGTAAACCCTAAACATAAAGGTTTCTGCACACCCATGACAAAAAAGACTTGCACTCCGCGAAGAAAAGCGTTAGCAAGAACATTCAAGAAAATGGGTAGAGCGAGAAAAGGAAAATAATATGCCACTAAACAAGATAGTAACAGACACAAAAGCAGGTGATAGACATCCACCATCAGAAAA